CTTATCAACTCGGTATATGGGATCTGACGTAAGCACTTCTGATTTTTTTGAAAAAGATAGAATGGCGGAACTGTATCATGCTGCTTTCTGTTCAACGTATCTTTCAGATCTTACAACCTACCATGCTTTTGGAACATTCGATGATGCTAATCGTTGTATTGGAGTTATCTCATGTTATCAAAGTCCCGACGAACCAACATGGTATGGCACACAGGTTAGATCTAACGGTGACCGACAAGTTGCTAGAGATCTGCTTGATACTATGATTAAGTTTAATGAAGCAGCTGGCCGCAATAAGTTTTACACGCTATGGAATGTTAAACACGCTAAACTACTTCGACGCTTTACATTTAGTAAGTGGGCCGATGAGCGTTACGATTACTTTGATGAAATGATAGTCCCAGCTAAAACAAAATGTTTGTATCTAAACTATTGGCATATCTTATTCAATCGAATACTGTTACCTAACGATACTATTGTTCGCTGCACTTTCTTAAAACAACAGTATAGAGAGACTCTACCAATTGGGGGTAATATCTAATGTTATCACCGTTTAAGTTTTGTCCTTTTGAAGACAACAGTTTTCTTGTTGGTAGCAATCAAGAGTTAGCAACACGCCTACGTCAGTTCTTTGAAACAGACAACGGAAAACATCTGTGGACATTAAACACTATTAGACAAAAGACTACCTACGCTTTGCGCCATACTGAAGCAATTATGTTGCGTAAACTCAAAGTTAACTCTACACTGGCTAACACACTTGAGTATAATCAAGTTATGGAAGTTGAAGATACTCCTATACTAACATCAGTTAAACTGTTTCAAGAATTAGTTGAATGGTTAGAAATTGCCATGCGAGAGAAGGGTGCAAACAACATTGAGTGGGGCCGTATATTCTTTAGCAATCATCACGCTGGCACAAGCATAGATACCCACACCGACGAAGGCGCATACTTTAGCCACTTTGATCGATTTCACTTTTGTATAACTTCTAACGAAAATAACATCTTTCATATACGAGACGACGATTGCGAGCTAGCAGAAGGTAACCTGTATTGGGTAAACAATCACGTGCCACACTGGCTTAAGAACAACAACACCGTTGATCGTATTAATTTAATTTTTGACGCACGAATAACATGAACATTACTAACATACACGACACATGGGGATCTGTCGTTACACTTGATAAACCCCTGGACTTCTTTAACCAAGATGTTAATTTCTGGCGGAACATGCTATACGATAGAAAGTTAATTGTATTCAAACGTATGGCGTGGACTGAAAAGGCCTATGCAAAGTTTGGACTTCGGTTTGGACAACCATGGGCTCCTGAGGAGTATCACTACTCCAACGAAACTCCTCGAACTATGATGACTGACTTGGGTAAGCTAACGATTAGTCCGTTTACTAGTAAAACTGACAAGGGATTAAAGATGTCAGGTATGCCCTGGCATGCGGACATTCCTAATAGGAGTGAAAACCCGTTTCCTTTTAGAAGCTTGTGGATCGTTAAAAACCCCAACCCAGAAAATTCAGGAATCACTGGCTGGTTAAATTTAGAACTGGCATTGGATAAATTAACACCTGGGTGGCAAGCATTGCTGCCAAAGGTTACTATTATACAACAAAGTTGGTATGAGCCAGGCACTGACCTACAGGAACATAGCATTGTAAAGACGCAACCTGTAACTGGCATTAAGTCTCTTCGATTAAATTATTTTAACGAAGGTGCTACTAACGATGCATGGATTTGCGGTGTAAAAGTTGACGGTGTTCTACAACCCGATTGTAGTTTGATTAGAGAACTATTAGAGTATCTCGAAAAGCAACCCGACTTATTGTATTATCACACATGGGATACTAACGACATTGTGATATATGATAATTGGACGTTTGTTCATAACAGAACTAAACTACAGTTTGACGAAGAACAAGGACTAGAACGTTTCTTTTTTAGAATTAATATACATCATGTTAGCGATACTATATGGTCCCAGGGTCAATAACTCCTAACTGATCAAAGCCCCAAGTGCGTTCGTTACAGCCGTTACAGTTATTGCAACGCCCTAGCTCGTGGGCTGAACAACTGTGTGTGATATAGTATAACGCTTCTTGCTTGTATTGTCTTACTAAATCTACAATGTGACTTTTGTTGTAATCTTTAAAGGGAGTTCTAAATCTTTCTGATTGATTATAAGGTATAGGTTCCCAGCCGGACATGTGCTGCGGCAGTTGTTGTATTAATCCTACATACACTTTACTAAAACCTATAGAGTATGCTTCCATTACTCCGGACTTAACTTGTTCTTCTTCTGCTAATGTGTTGTCGCCTACATACATTGAAGTATCATGCGGTAAGTTAAAATAAGAATTTACATGAGCTACTACTAGTCTTGCAAAGTTTTTAGATCCTTCCTTACGTTGAACTATTAACGGAGTAATCTCATGTATACTATGCATTCGTTTATTTTCTAACTGTATCAAGTAGTATAGAATTGCACTGTCTAAACCACCGCTTACAAATACACCTATGCGGCAAGGCTCGATAGGAAGCGAAATGTGTGTAGTTCGCTTATCAGATAATGGTCCGACTGAAAGTATCATCATTTATATAGCCTATAAATATGTTATATGAATAGAAATGACTTCTTTTTTAAAATGCTCGATATACCTAACTACAATAATATCTTGCTTGAAATACAAACGTATTGTCTTTTAAACTTACCCAACGATGGATCAACCTTCAGTCATATACCAGTGCCACCGTTGATTGATAGTAGTCCGTATTTAAAAGAATGGTTAGTTGCTTCTAATTTACAAGTTAGAGCGTGTGCTGTAATACGTTATCCTACTAGCGAAGTCGCCGATGATCCCCATATTGATTCTACACAGAACGATCTTGCTTTAAACTTTCCGATCGAAAATTGTTCCAACTGTTGGACTGTATTCTACAAACTGAATAAAGGATCTTTTCAAAGCAAACCATTACCTAATGGATTACTTTATAATGCGCTATCTGACGATGCTGAAATAGTTGAAGTATCTCGATTTAGTCTTATAACATCAACATTAATTAATGTTAAACAACTTCATCAAGTTTGGAACCCTACTGATCAACTTCGTATATCTGCTAGTTTAAGATTTGAAAGAGACCCCTGGGAATTAATTTAAGTCAAAAAAATAGGACCCGAAGGTCCTATTAGCTTGCATACCAAATTTCAGTAAAGCCTTCTTCTTCAGTTGGATCTTCCCAACTAGCAATCATACTAGCAATAACATGCTCTGGAATGTCCTTACCCGGCCGGCTGAACAATCGACGCATAAGTTCTTTATGCTCGGGTGTCTTAAACACCACAGCAATATGCTCGTAGTCTCGCAACATATTGAACTTACGAGCACGACTTTTAACAGTTGTGCTAGTCTGATCCCAAATAATGTCGTTGCCCATTTCTCTAGCTGAAACAACGTTTTGTGCCATTAACTCAACTGCCCTTGGCATATAGTCTGTAAAAACTTCACTATAGGTTTTACCCTGCCGTTTAGCTTCTTCCTCTACCCAATAGTCTGTAGAAATAATACAACATCCAGTTGCCCACTCTTGTTCAGCAACCCAAGTAGACTTACCGGAAGCAGGAACTCCAATTAATTGATAACACTTTGGCATTTTTGTAACCTTTCAATTTCATCAGCGGCTTCATCGAGTAAGTTAGCAATCTTATCTGGTTTGTTTTCAACCGCTGCTAACCTGCCTGGAATCTGCCTACGTATTTCTGCCCGCTTACGCAAACGGAACACTAGGCTCTGTTCTGCTACGGGCAAATGACTTTCATCGATCATGCTGCCTCCACAATATAGTATCCTGAGTTGGGATATTTTTCTAACAACCACTCCAACATGCCTGGTTCATTAGGCAGTTGGATTGATTGAAACTTATTTGTTATATAAGTCATGCTAACTGTCCACGCACCCACTCTAAACGAGCTTGCTCGTCTAAGGCAGTATACTCTACAATGTTAGCACGGATAGCATCCACTAGTGGGTAGTATTCTTCATCTAGATTGTGCTTGATGTCGTTCTTCAAGTCTACTAACTTATCTGTGCGTGGATTGCGAGCAACCCACTTTGAAGTTAAGTAGTATGGTGACTTGATCTTAGCACTCACACCTTCGTCAGTATAGAATACGTAACCTTCATGCTTACATTCCTTAGCTAACACTTGTAATTGAGCCATGTTAGTTGTTACACTTTCTGCCCAGTAACAGTTTAAAGTCTTAGCAAAGTCCATTAGAAAGAATGGGTCATGCATTATCTTAGAACCCCATGTGTTTTCACGAGCTCCTAACAAATACATTCCAGACTTTTCTGTTATAATGTGTGGGTCACCAGGGTGAACGCACTCAAACATAAAAGTCATTCCCAAGCAATCTGCTGTGCCTAACAGTATGCGCCAGTCTGTCAAAGGCATGTGTGTTACCATCATTTCCTTTGCCATAGCAACATATGGGCTGTCGGTGCTACCAGTAGTAGATACTAACAGTTCTCCATTGTGTATAGTCATAGCAACCATAAAACCGTTTACCTTGCGGAATGCATTTACCTTTGTATCCTTGTTCAGCACTGGTGCTTCCTGTTCGATACCATAGTTGTAGATCTTTGTGAATGGATAAGCAACTAGGTTGAAATCCTTGTCCACAATAGACCCGCGACATTCAGCAATGTATTCGTTCCACAGGTTGTCGTAGAACACTTTCTTCTTATACTTTAGCACGTAGATACCGTCGCCACACTCTTTCATGTTAACTAGGTTAGCAGTCTCTACATACTCCTTCAACTTGTCCTTAAACATGATGACCTTTAATTTCTTTGTCTTTAATCATTCGGATAGCACGATCCATGGAAATAACAATTTCACCTGTTGAGTCCATGCCCACGTCCAATGCGCGATACTTCTCCAAGCCGCTTACACCACCGTGCAAGTGACCATGAAAGTGCAACGCACCTCTATGCATTTGATCCCACTCGGCGATTGGATAGTGAAACATAACGCACTTGTGTCCGTCATATGTAATATCCAAATACTTATGAACTTCCTTAAATGCACTACGGAAGGTAGCATCCATCATTGTCTTGCGATCGTGGTTGCCCTCGACCAAAATCTTGTCACCATTCAAACGGTGCATGGTCTTGCCAGCATCACTACCTGACATGAATGCAACGTCACCTAAGATGTAAACCAAGTCTCCAGGTTCAACCTTAGCGTTCCATTCCTCAACCATTGCACTGTTCATATAGCCGACATCGTTTCTAAAACGTGCTCTTGTCTCTGGGCAAAAGCTCATAATGTTCTTATGCCCAAAGTGCAAGTCGCTAGTAATCCATGTTTTCAAATCTTCCATTTTATTCTCCAGTGAATTCTCGAACCCACTCAAATCTTGTTTCGCTAGCCCTTACCCACTTGAACTGCTCTCGACGTCTGTTGATCTTGTCGAAGTCGTAGCAGATAAAGATCCAGCCCTTGTCTTCTGAAAATTGCACACGTTCAGCAACCCGAACGATCTGCACAATCTTGTCCTTAAACTTTGCTACGATCATCATACCAGTTCCTTTACATGGACCAGTAAGTCTCCGAAGCTGGATTGCAACACCACGGAGTGTCACGATCAATTTGGACGTCCTTACCGGACATTAAATTTTTAACAGTTACCATTGAAGGGAAAAACTCAATACGGAAACCTTTGCTTACAGGCCACAGTTCGTATTGCAATTCACGGACTTCACGTTTCATTTCCGCTTCATCTCGATTACGCCAAACTGTAGTTGAAACAAGACGCTCACCTGATTTGGTGCGCTTGTCTGTTTTGTAGATATACATTGTGTAGTCTTGTTTCATATCGCTCTCCTGTGTGTTTCAGTATATGTATATTATAAGCTCAAACTGCCAACTTGTCAACTAGCAAGTTGTTGTATTAATACAACAGTTTACCAATCCTCAACACCGCTAATTTCAACATCAAACGAGCCTTCTAGCCCGTTGACATTTTGGGCAAACGTCATAGTTGTTACGGAACCAATTCCGCTATGCCCATTTTGTTCAAGCTCAAATACTTCAACGTCTGGAAACTTGTCCAAAACATCTTTAATCTTCTCTATATCTTTTCTGCTCAAAAACATTAATCTACACTCCTAAATGTGCGCCAATCATCTAAGTTCGGCTTTTCGTCCGGATCATAAGTCCAACCCAAGGCTTTCATCATCCGATGCTTAACCAACAAGTTTGGACTGCGGAATCGCCCGGTGTCTTCAAAGCCCAACATGACACCAACTTCACAAACCGCACCCGAACGACAGATGCCAGCATAGCAATGGACAACAACATTCATGTGGTTTTCTTTTGCGTGTTGCAGTAAACGAACAAGCTCGTTGGCTTGCTCTTGACTACACCGCATTTCCTCATCGTCTGCATGATCATGCAACTCAATATCTAAAAATTCAAAGTTGTGTTGCTCTTTGAACTTGTGGGCAGGAGTAGGACGCCAGCTTGCTGGATCAACAATGCTGATCAGCATACTATTCTCTCCAGCCTCGTGATGAAACCTTTTTGGAATATCATCAGCGGCTACGTTTTCAATCCACGGCATAATTGCTCTCCTTAACGTTAATTATACAACCAAAAGAAAACCCTGTCAACTATTACATTGGCAGGGTTTTCAGGGGGTTGTTGTATTTCTACAACAGCTTAGAGAGCGTAACGATCACTCATTACAGTCTTAAGCATGATGCCTTCTGGAGTGAACTGGTCCAAATCAGCGGCTAGCAAGCTAGTCATGATTGATGGGCTAAATCCACTTACCAATGCGGCGCCACTCTTGTCTGCTGCCACAGGCACGTTACCAGAACTGTTTAGGTTCCAGAAAACCACTTGTGGCATGCTGTAGCCTGCGGCTTCGAACTTACGTCCGATCATTTCCATTGCGCTGTCGTCGTGCTTGGCGCATTGGTTGAACTGCATGTCTGACAAGATCAGCAACATCTTTGGCATGTCACTTTGTGGAGCAGAACCCTTAACTGCAACGCTTAGGATCTTGTCCATAGCGGCATGCAAGTTAGTGCTCATTTCCCAATCGCTCTTAGACATTTGGGTCACCTTGTCAACAATGTTACCCTTTAGAGTAACCAGTTGTGGCTTGCTTGAGAAAGTCAAGAATGTGTCCTTGAACACGCCCTTGTTCTTGTCTGCTAGATACAAACCAAGGCTAACTGCAACGTCTAAACAACGCACATCGCTCTTACCACCTGCTGAGCAGGTCATAGAACCACTTACGTCAACTAGAGGTAGGATACTTGCGTCACCTACGTAGTTTGGCAGAGCGTCCCATTGTGCGATCACATGGTCGGTTTCTGTCTTGTCCAGCTTGGTGTAGCTGTGAGCGATTCCCTTCAGCACATCATGTGGAAAGATTGCGTTGGCGTTAACCTTAACAGTCTTATCACCACTTACCAACTTGGCCACATACTCAGCAAACGCTGGAGTGTGACGGTTGAATGCCTTCTTGTAGTTGCGTGAAGCAACACTTGGCACATGGCTGAAGTTGATGTTGTCCCAATCTCCTGCACACATTTGGGTTTCAACAACAGTTGTAAGAGCAACAAGACTCTTACGATATTGCTTAGGAGTCATTCCAAAGAAGGAACGAACTTCAGCGGCAACTTGACCCTTACGAGGAGTCCACTTTGCAGCCAGACCGTTCTTAGCACGAAGGGCATCGCCCAACATGGTGTAAGCGGCTGACTTCAGAACCGGGCTTTGGAAGACAAAGATGTCATCCCAACGACCAACTTCTGGAACCTTGCGAAGCAAAGCCAAAGCAGCGTCTGGGTCACGCTTTTCTAGATGAACTAGAATATCGCGGAACAATTGACGTTCACCGGCACCACCACGGACATCACGTGCCCATTGTGCGATACGTAGTGCTACGTCAGAGTTTTCTACGTAGGCGGCAGTAAAGTCGCCTGTGATGTTCTTACCACGGCTTGCACCGATGTTATAGAACAAGTCAACACAAGCCGAAGCAGTTGACTTACGAGCCTTCATGCCATTGGCAGTTCGGGCTTCTTGATTTGCTACTGCGTTTACAAAAGCGTTCATGATGTTTCCTTAATGCTTAGTTTAAAAATAAATTGTCGTTTAATTGTGAATTGATAACATACATTAGACCTGCTGTAATTCTCACATTGTGGTCTACTGGAGACTCTGCATTGTGATAAAATTCGGCAGGAAAAATTACTGCTCTTCCTTTTTTATACGGCACGGTATGTGCTAACGTATATCCCTCATCGTGATAGAAGCGTGTGCCGCCATCACTATCGTTAATATAATACACAATGGTCCAGGTATTCGGATACCCTGTTGGTCCATCTTCATGCGGATATAATGGTGCCGACTTAAAAGTCCCATTCAACCTAATCCTTAGGCACATTGTAACATCTGCGTCTGGAATTGCACGAAAGATACTTGTCTTAGTGCAAGCTTCATGTAATATTTTAGTGATACCCTTTGCAGGATCCCACGGAGTTAATTTATCCTGAAATAGTATTTTTGTGCAATACCATTCCTGGGCTTGTTTACCCTCTATAAGGAAAGGACTCAATCCATCAATAAGTTGCCATTCTTTGTAACTACGCATTAGGTTATCAACTAGAGTTTGATCCTCTAGTGATAAAAAATCATCAATTACTAAAATTTTATTAATGTTTATCATTTTTCGCTTAACAGGATGATCGTGCCAATTTGTTTATTTTCTGGTCTGACCAATTACGGCACTCAGACCCTAGCAACATTCATGTTGCCTATTACATATTTTTCTGTATGTAAATCATATCCGGACTTTGCCGGCCTATCTATTCCTTGAGCGTCTATTTCTAGAAAGCATTTCTGCCTGTCCTTCGACCACCTTCTATAGCAATTACGTTAGTAGATTTTAAATTGCTGTAGTCATCCTATGACTAAACAGGATCGTTGTTGACTGCTTTTATTTTACTCAGGCCATCACTCTGAGCTTGTTGGTCTATTTCAATAGCAACCTTCAACGTCTCCGGGCAAGCCCTTCAACTCCAGCTAACTACCATAGGGTCCAACGATTCATAGTATTATGAATGTTGCTGTGCCGATCCTAAAACTCTCTACAAGCATTATTGCTTGCTATGTATCTATTATAACGTCTTTATCGTTATGTGTCTATATCTTTTGGCTAAACAGGATACATTTTCTTTTAAGCCAAAAGTTAAAAGTTGCTGTTAGTATCCTAATTGGGGCGACACAGTTAAGTGAAGCTTCCACCAGCTAGTCAAATGGACTAGCACATGTTTGGTGGATCGTGTAGGGATCGAACCTACGACCTACGCCGTGTAAAGGCGGAGCTCTACCGCTGAGCTAACGATCCAATATATGTTACTTCAACTCCGGACTTAGCCAAAAAGTTGATCCCGCTATCATCCCGATAGTGGTTGCCAAAGAATACACGACTAATACCAGACTGATGGATAAGTTTGGCGCACTCGATACAAGGACTATGAGTTACAAATAAATCTGCACCCAATCCACTGTTGCTCGACTTTGCTAACTTAGCAATCGCATTCGATTCTGCGTGTAATACTTCCGGCTTTGTTTTTAACGATGTTGTATCATCTGAATGTTGTATAACATCTTCGCAGTTGTTATCCCATCCAGCCGGCATACCATTGTATCCGTAACTGATAACACAATCGTCTTTTACTACAACGGCTCCAACTTGCAACCGTTTTGCATGACTTAGTTTGGTTAGGCGTAATGCCCAATCCATATATAAGTCTATATACTTTTGCTTCATACTTTTTTCAAATACTCAATACCAACTTTACCTGATTGGATATCTTCCAATGCTGTAATGTTACTGTGAACATGTTCACGCTTGTCGCTTTCGCGATGTTGGCGTTTGATTTCACGTGCTCTTGCAGATGCAATTAAAACTAAATTGAATCGATTGCCACCTACATTCTCAACACATAGCTGTGTATCAATGCCCGTTCCTCTACTTAATCCAACTGGTTTGTTCATCATGTGCCTTTGTTTAAAGTATTATTATATAGTATTGTTGACTTACTGTCAACACTTATTTTGGTCCCTCCGCTAGGATTCGAACCTAGGACGCTCTCTAATCTGGAGACGATGCTGGATATAAGCCAGGTGTTTTACCGCTAAACTACAGAGGGGAATTGGTCGGACATGTAAGATTCGAACTTACGACCCTCGCGTCCCAAACGCGATGCGCTAACCAGGCTGCGCTAATGTCCGATAAATTTAAACTAGGTTTGGTCCGCAGACCCAACCGACTAGTGTTCTTCTAACACCTTTTGTTACGGGGCTAACACTATGTGGTAAGAAAGATGGAAATAATACCATATCACCTTTTTTCATTTCTGCACAGAATGGTTCTCTACTTGCATGAAACAGTAACTGGCCACCTTCAAACTCACTCGGATCATTTAACAGTATGCTAAATGATATTTTGCGATTGAAGCCACTAGTATTTCTTAATTGGGTATCAGCATGGATATCATAATATCCTAAGTCTGATCCTTTATATACTGAGTATTGTAAAACTTCAGCATAATTTAAACTGTATCTAAAATGTGTAGTGTTTACACCTAACACAACATCAAATACTTTATTATATAACTCTGAAAATACTTCCATATCAGATAAGAACATGACATCAGTTCTACGGTAGTCTGTATCAACAGGCTCATTTTCAGTTCTAATCTCAGCCTTTAATAACTGCTCTGGATATGCACCTGCATAATTCTCAATCAGCTTAATCTCATCATCAGACAGTGCGTTAGGAATAGTGTAATCCCAACTGATAATCTGATTAGGCGGTTCGAACCAAATCATAAATTTCCCTTGTTATATGGAGCGGGGTAAGAGAATCGAACTCTCAGCATTAGCTTGGAAGGCTAAGGTATTACCACTATACGAACCCCGCATTAAATTCTGGTGCCGGTTGTCGGAATCGAACTGACCACATCCGCCTTACAAGAGCGGCGCTCTACCAAATGAGCTAAACCGGCATATTACTACTTATATTAAACAGGTGTGCCGTTAGCATCTTCCTGATTTGTTTTATATTTTTCTAGGGCTTCTTTAAAGCCGTCTTCAGTTAAACCATGCCAACCAATACACTTGCCAGTTGGGCTACGACCGCACCCGCAACGACCAAATTCTTTTGAATCTTCTTTAACTCTTACTTGCATAGTTTCCTCTGTTCTATTACGAAGGTATGGTGGAACATACTTTCCAAAAATCGTTTCATGATTATTATCAAACGCTTCCTTAGGCACACTAAATGGCCTAGGCCTACTTCCTTTACCGCCATCACCCATAAGGTAATCTCCTAACTATAATACTGGTGGAGGTGACAGGGATCGAACCTGCGACATCTTGCTTGCAAAGCAAACGCTCTCCCAACTGAGCTACACCCCCATTGAAACTGGTTGCGGGACTTGGATTTGAACCAAGGATGGCAAAGGCTTATGAGACCTCGCTGGTGACCGGACCCTTCCCGCGATAACTTTATAGGTGCTCTCTGTCCGAGTCGAACGGGACCTGCCAAACTCCTCATCTTCCTTGCACTCCTTGATCTTTCTAGAATCGAAAAAGGTTTGTGTTCTCAAGTGTAGTTCAGCTACAGAAAGCATTTATAAAGTGTCTAGCTACTCACACCACATGAGCCCTAGACTGAGCGGTTACTCTGTCCACGTTCTTTTCCATATAGACGGGATAGCGTCCCCGCCTTAGTGATTTCTCAAGTCGCCCCTAAAGAGAGCCTTGCGGTAGATCCTATGCACCGTGCCTCTATCGTGTTTGGCAATAACGCACTTTATTAACGTAAAAGTGTAAACCGGGGTCTGTTTATTTACTCAGCAGTCTTGCGTTCTGCTTTAGATTTGACAACAACTCTAGATGCAAGCTCTGCACCAATCATTGCAGATCTCCACGCATGACGATCGTTGTCATTTCGAAATCTACCTAGTGCCAACATTGTTTTAGTTGGCTTGCTCATTTTGTATGTTGAAGTTGGTTTTAACATTTTTGTCCTTTATAAATAACATTATGCTTGATTATACATTCTATCGAAACTATCTCGTTAATAAAACGGTGCAATGGCATCAATCTGACCGAGAAGAAAATTATAAATCTGAAAATAAATATGGTCCAAACTTATATAAGCCCGACTCATTCGATTATACATTTAACTCTAACGGATTTCGGTGCGATGAGTTTGATCGCACTAGCCAAATACCAATTTTATTTCTAGGATGCAGTTTTACTGAAGGCGAAGGGTTACCTATTGATAAATGCTGGGCTTACTTAATCCTTGAGCATATTCGAAAAGCAACTAATAAAACTATTCCATACTGGAATCTTGCAATGGGTGGCGCCTCTATTGACATGAATGCCGCTATGCTATCTACTTTTATAGATCAGCTGAAGCCCAAGTATATATTTTATCTACGGCCTCCGTGGATGCGTAGAACTGTATTTGTTGAACAGTTTCATATACAAAATTGGTTGCCAAACTATGCTAATCCGCATAATCAAGGTTGGCAAATTCCAGAATACTTCAATAAAACGCTAGTTCACGAACCCTTTGCAATACAACAAGCAGACCGTAGTCTGACTATAATTGATTTACTTGCTGAACGATATAAGACTAAAGTTTTTCACTTTCCGTGGCAACTAGGCGAATCAGAAAATACAATACAACCTAGTATTGAACGACTAAAAAACTTTCATCAAATGAAAGTGCCTTGGTTACCTAGTGTTGATATGGCTAGGGATTCACTGCATCCCGGGCCTGCTACTCATAGAATAGTTGCTAACCGTCTATGGGAATTTGATCTTAAACACTTATTTTAAATGGCTCCCCAACGTGGGCTCGAACCACGGACCAACAGATTAACAGTCTGCTACTCTACCGACTGAGCTATTGGGGAATAATACTAACTTGGAATAATATGCGGTATATAAGGAACTGCTCTAGGACCGCCATATAGCGTTTCAAAAAGTTTTTTAGCTTCTTGCGGAGTATCCGCAAAGATTCTTTTCTTTTCTTCACCTTGTGGCGTTCTTACAGTTGTTTCATACATTGGCATATTGCGTTCCTTTGTGTGGCGGAAGACCGGGGACTCGAACCCCGAAGACGTTTTAAAGCGACCGACGGTTTAGCAAACCGCTCCAATACCATTATGGGAGTCTTCCTTCTATTCTTGGTGCCCGGGGCCGGACTCGAACCGGCATGCCCATTACAGACGGGAGATTTTAAGTCTCCTGTGTATACCATTTCACCACCCGGGCAATTATTAAACTCTCTCTCGTTTTACTCTACCTATTCGGCTAGCCTTGTTCCAATCGTAGGCAACACCATCTGGGCACTTACCATCACGAACGCTATCAACGCCAAACTTTCCTACAATTTCAAACTCTGGACCTTTAATGGTTACAAAGGTGCCAACACTCTTAGCGTAAGCCATTGCTTCGTTAAGTGTTATAAAATTTTCTAACTCTACATCATTACATATCACATTATACATTCTTTATTCTTTCTTCACAACAATATTGGCGGGCAGCTAGGGACTCGAACCCCAACGGACGGTTTTGGAGACCGTAATGCTGCCATTACATCAGCTACCCATTATTAAAAATTTGTTTATCGTTAACGCGGTATCCAAGCCGCTTACTGAGCCCGACATGAAGTCAGGCCTGCCACACGCATCTGGTCCGGACATCGACTTGGTTAGCTTACCCTAGACGTATAGGTATCCGTGTGCTCACATAAACAAAACTGGCGGAGTGGACGGGACTCGAACCCGCGACCCCCGGCGTGACAGGCCAGTGCGCTAACCAACTGCGCTACCACTCCATTAACTCTCTTTGGCGGAAACTGTGAGATTCGAACTCACGGAGCCTTTCGACTCGGCAGTTTTCAAGACTGCAGGATTAAACCACTCTCCCAAGTTTCCATAATACTGGTGGAGATTACTGGGATCGAACCAGTCGTGCCCGAAGGCGGCGGATTTACAGTCCACTGCATCACCATTGATGCTTCATCTCCATAAAGAGAAAGTCCGTTACTTGCCAAGGATAGGTTCTACCTGTAACTTCCTTATAGCTTTTCGCGTGTCGACTTTCAAATTTGGTGCGCAAGGAGAGACTCGAACTCTCAATCCTTTCGGCAGTGGCTTCTAAGACCACCGTGTATACCATTCCACCACTTGCGCATAATTTTCCATTGTTAAGTGCTATGTGCAAATTCTGAGATAGTCGCTAAACATACTCAATGCCGATGCAGTTATTTCAGGATCAGTCGCCGGCAGCTTTGACCCGGATAGTGTAAGCGTCCCTACACGATACCTTATAACACTTAACAATGGAGACGCCACGGGGAATCGAACCCCGCTTGCCAGGATGAAAACCTAGTGTCCTAACCGATAGACGATGGCGTCATTGTCACTTCTAAATTTTTAAAGAACATTTATACTGCTGTTTTATCAGCGTATGTATGTATTATATAGTCTTTCATTGATGCTGTCAACAACCTTTTGGACTATTTTTAATTTATTTTGGTGCTCTAACGTAGAATCGAACTACGATATCTGTCATACCAAGACAGTGTTCTTCCATTAAACTATAAGAGCATATAAAACAGGATGCCTTTTATGTGACGGCTTGGAAGCCGTTGCTCAACCGCTGAGCGATTTTTCCATCAGGAAAAAGTTGGAATCGAACCAACGTGTCATAAATGACGTTGCTGCAAGCATCCTTAACTTGGCCGGTCCTGCAGGAATCGAACCCACACCCTCTGGTTCGAAGCCAGAGATGATATCCATTTCACCAAGGACCGAATATTGGTGCCCCGTGTCTGATTCGAACAGACAGCCAACTCCTTTTGAGAGAATCCGCACTACCAATTAGCGTAACGGGGCAAATAGGTTTTCGAGTGACCAACTATCTTTCTTAAGGACTCACTGGCTTGTCTCGTATGAGAAAGTTTAAACTACCTTAGGCTGCTACTGGTGTGTCATGCTCAAGAAATAGGGCACTAGCGAATAAGGGACTCATCTCTACGTCTAACTCGAAATATGGCGGAAGACTGGCGTAATCGAAACCCTGGCCTTTCGGCTCCACCTGCGTTCAAAACAGGGCCAGCATCCCCGGCTGGACAATCTTCCATAATAGAAACGCACTCGTCACTTTTCACGACGGTGGTGTGCAGTCCTTACAACCTAGCTTATAGCCAAGTCAAGTGCGTTTTTATTATGGCCCCACAGCGTGGATTCGAACCACGATCACTTCCTTAGAATGGAATTTTGATGTTGCTGACTGTATCCTTTTCAGGATAACCTTTTTTAAGTGTCCTACCATTAGACGACTGCGGGATTGTTTGTTGGTCTCGCCTGCAGGAATCGAACCCACATTCGCGAGGTAGAAGCTCGCTGTATTATCCATTATACTAAGGCGAGGAAATTAATTTGTTAAAGTAGTTCCCCCATCGTTATAGGAACCATTCACCCGTGTAATAAACTCGAGCGGGACTCGGTAAGTCACTAGGAATACTTGTCCAGCGTAGCAACCTGTTTGCATCCGTCCTTCCGGGCGGCTGGGAGTTGAACCCAATTACCTTCTACTGCTTCGGTCCTTCGAAGAAACCTAGACAGCGTGACTTTCTCTTGCTGACACTCTAACAAAACTGGCATGCCCTGATGGACTCGAACCACCAACTAACGGATTTGGAATCCGCCGTTCTACCATTGGAACTAAGGACATATAAACTTGGTGCCCCAGGATGGAATCGAACCACCGCACTCGCCTTACAAGAGCGAACCTCTACCATTAAGGATACAAGGGCAAAATAAACAGGATAGCATCTTTTAGATTTTCGTATAAAGAAAAGTTTTTTAAGTTTGCTGTTACTATCCTTAAACTGGGGTGCTAGATGGGGAACGATCCCATACTATCGCTTTCACAGAGCAATGTGCAGACCACTACACTACTAACACCATAGATGTAAACACACTCGAGCTCGTCAACGTCCGGTGAGCTTAACCGGTTCCTCTGCTATGCAGAGTCTTTGAATGTGTTTGCATATATGGTAGTTCCTAGTGGTGTCGAACCACTCACCTCTACAATGTCAATGTAGCGTTCTACCGATGAACTAAGGAACTATGAACACACTACTTTTCCTATTATACTCCGTGTGTTAGGGAGAGTCCTTGGTGCGGGGTAAGGGAATCGAACCCTTGACTGAACGTTGGCAACGTTCGGTTATACCATTTAACTAACCACGCATAACTGGTAGCCTTGGACAGTTTTGAAATGTCGACCTATCGCTTATCAAGCGATTGCTCTTCCTCTGAGCTACAAGGCTATGATTGGTTCCTCCAACAAGAATTGAACTTGTAATGACCGGTTATCAGCCGATTGTTATACCATTTAACTATAGAGGAATAATTGGTGGTAACGGTGAGATTCGAACTCACACCTTGCTCCGTATGAAGGAGGTGCACAACCATTATGCTACGTTACCATATAGAAACACACTAGGCTACTTACCGATTTATCTCGGAATTCTTTTTCGCAAAATGTATTTTTATATGGTAGGAGCACCGGGACTCGAACCCGGAACTGGCAGATTAAAAGTCTGCTGTGATAACCATTTCACTATACTCCCGTATGGTCCATGCTCCGAGAATCGAACTCGGTTCCTCCGGTTAAGAGCCGGTTACTTCGCCACTAAAGTTTAGCATGGGTGTTCGTATTGATATTATCTTTTACGTGCCACCTTAGACCATACGGGAGATCTAAGGGACACTAAAGTTTAGCTGAGCTTCGCTTCATTGTGTTCTCCATTATTGATATTACGTTTTTGTGCTTGACGTTCTGATTTCCAGAACACACGTTTCCAGTCCTTAAGGTGTTTCCACCATTGAGGACTCTTTGTTAAGTTACCTTGTTTGACGTTTGCCATACTAGTTCCTTTATTAAACAGGATGCTTATTTTTCAATTAAAAGTTGAATTTTTGAATTTGCTGTTCGCATCCTAAAATTGGTGCAACCTGTAGGAATCGAACCTACTTCAACGGTGCTTCAAACCGCCGCTATGACCACATCAGCTAAAGTTGCAATAAATTGGTCTCCACGGTAGGATTCGAACCTACAGCCTCCTGACTCCAGATCAGGCCGTCTACCAGATTGACATTACGCAGAGATAAAATTGGTGCTTCGTTGGAGAATTGAACTCCCATCGTCGCTATGTAAAAGCGAAGTTCTTCCATTAAACTACCGAAGCAAATTGGAGCGGGCGACAGGCATCGAACCTGCATCTTTCGGCTTGGAAGGCCAAACGTATTCCTCTAACCACACGCATAAAATTGGTGGAGACCGAGGGAATCGAACCCTTCTAGTCATGAATCTTGCAAGGATCCACCGTAGCCCACTACTGCCCCCAATTATAAAATATACTATTCTAGCCTTCAAAGGGCATTGCGTTATACGTCTTTAGTATACTTTATGATTGGTGCCTCCATATGGAATCGAACCACAATCCCCGGCTTCGTAGACCAGTGTATTATCCATTATACTATAGAGGCAAAAATATGGCACCCGGACTAGGGATCGAACCTAGGCTAACAGAGTCAAAGTCTGTTGTGCTACCATTACACAATCCGGGAACAAATAAAACAGGATAGAATTAAACTAGTGCTACCGTTACACCAAACCTTGCGGCTACGGAGTCGAACCGTTCCCTTACTTTTACAGAGTATTGTTGTTTATAATTTTGCTGTGACTATCCTTAACTGGCTGTCCGACTAGGGATCGAACCTAGCTCATTCTTCGTTAACAGCGAAGCGCCTACACCATGCTTGCTCTCGGACAATAATTAGTATTAGTTTCTATAGCACCCATTGAAACTAACAAACATTGAGAAGCCATGCATCAAAACAAGACTTCTATTTGCTCTGGCGCCGCTGATGGGAATCGAACCCACCTAAGTCTCGCAGACAACGAGTCACCCTCCCAGAGAGCTACAACGGCATATTGGCACTGTCGACGGGTATCGATCCCGCTTCTCCACCTTGAAAGGGTAGCGTCCTAGCCACTAGACGACGACAGTATAATTTGGAACAGCGGGTGAGATTTGAACTCACGGTTTTACGGATTTGCAATCCATTGCATTGGACCTCTCTGCCACCGCTGCATAAAATTGGTGGAGGATGATGGAATCGAACCACTTGGCGCCACCCTACTTGTTATGCCTACCGGGTTACAGCCGGCAATAGGGAACATCCTCCAATTTGTTAACACACTCACAACCAGGAACCCCTAGTCCATAAGCAAACTATGTTCGCTCATAAAGAATGTGCTTATTAAAACATACTGCTCATCTGCTTGCGCAATTTGACTGTTCGGCAGTATGCTTTAATAACTAGTATTTTCTCTCCACAAAAGGAGATGCCATCCACTAGTCCGCCCGTTTGCCGCATGTTTATAGTGCGCGGCGTGGTCCTCGTTACCACCTATTCACACTTTTTCGAAAGTCTAAAAACAAAAAACCCCAGGGTTTTTAATCCTAGGGTTCCTAAAGTTACGAGCAGTTTAGCTTAATTAAGCATAACCACTTCCCTCCAAGAACCCTGAGCTAATATAGCCCTCCGGTGTGCGATCTGAATTCAGACTATCAATCGCTAACCAAGACCCGTGCATCTGCACAGATAGTTTGGCTATCGTTTTAAATTGTCTAAAATTACAAATTGCTTTCATTTTGTTTCTCATTAAACTTAGTTTGCTAACAGCACCATTGCTGCTAACATGTGTTTATTATAGTGTCTTTTACGACACTTGTCAACAACTTTTGTAAAATCTTTTTGTTGTATTTTTACAACGCTTAGAAGTTACATTGCTTGCTAACTAGTCTCTATTATATAGCATTCCTGCTACCTCGTCAACCACTTTTGGTTAACTTCATCAAGTTATTTATGCCTTAGCACTTAACTTGTCTCTATTGTATTATATATAGTGTCTCTTGTCAAGACCGGGGTGATAATGTGGCATTTTTGCAACATCTTGAAAAATGCCACACTTTTGTTTTAGAATGTTACTTCTTCGTAGTCGACCTTGCCTACGCCGCACTCGGGACACTCGAAGGTATCAGGTAAGTCATCCCATTTGCCTTCTGTGGCTTCATCATGGATATGTCCACAAACAATACATACGTGTTCCATTATAGTGTCTCCAAAACTTTCTTGTAGGCATTAGCATGTCGCTCTTCAACTTTCTTAAGAGCGGCAAAACGCTTTTCTGCTTTCTTTAAAAGTGCTATGAATTGCTCGGCATGTTCTTTGCTTTCTGCAGTTTGTTCTTTAGCGGCCACTGCGAATGCAACCATGCCTTCTTTAATTGCAATGTCTTCGTATTCCGGATACATTACTGTAAATTCATGGGTCTCGCCTTCGATTGCCATTTCCAAACATTCTTTAGTAGTCGGTTTACCAACAACCAGGTCTAAATGACCCCAGGCGTGTTGCAATTCCTGATCTGCTGTGTGTTCAAAGTGTTTGGCAATGTCTTCGTGCCCTTCTTCGCGGGCGATCTTTGCAAAGTAGCGATACTTAACATGCGCCATTGATTCGCCTGCTAAGGCGTTGTGTATATTTTGAGGTGTCGCTGACATAGTCTCTCCTTTTGTGTATGTATATTATATATCCTAATAGGACATTAGGTCAATAGTTTTTTGCTATAATTATTTTAATAACACCAATAGGAAAAAACAATAAACAGAGACGAATTAATTATCAGTTATTTGACTGCGAACGTGTGGCTTAAATTTGCCATCAATTCTAAT